ACCACTGGCAGCCTTACGGGCTTCAGCAGCAGCCTTTTTGGCCTCCTCTTCCTCTTTAGCCTTGTTAGCCCTCTCTTGCTCACCTTCGTCTTCTTTCCAGGCGTTGTAAGCGTCAATAATTGACGTCAAGGGCTTTACTTTAGCCTTAGCACGATCGGCATTCTCTTTTTCCATGTAGCGCAGGATGGCAATCTGTTCTTTTACCCCAGGCTGCTTGGCAACTTCTGGGTCAGACCAATCAGCATCCCGATATTCTTTAGCAACCTTGGGGATCTTGCCTTTGCCTTCTAGGTACTGGAACTCACCGACAAAGGTATCGATAGTCTCACGCCGCTGTGTTTCGGTTTCGAGCTGCTCGGTAAAAGTTTTCTTCTGTGCTTCCCACTTTTCGTAGTCCCGATCCAGATTACGCTGCATCTTATTCTGCTTATTAATAAAGTCCATAAGCTGCTTCGGTGTCTCAAAGTTATCCGGGTCGTCGGCAAGCTTTTCAGCTTCTTCGGGTGTTGTAACTTTCACAGTCTTGCCATCTTTTAGGGTAACCTCAAAAGAATAGTCGGCAGGTTTGTACTCGCCGGGGTCTTGAACAGTAATTACTGGGACTGGCTCGGAGTATTGTTCGACTTCTTCTGCATCCGATTCCTCATCTTCGTTTTTTCCATCTTCACCTGTTCCATCACCGTCAGTTTTAGCGCTTTTGCCATCTTTCTTAGATTCATCTTCGCCCTCCGATTTGTAAGGAATAGTTAAATCTTCGTCTTTAAAGTCACCCTGCCACCTGGCCTCTTCGGCTTTGTTAGCCGCCTCTACTTGCTCAGGTGTAGGGGCCGGTTTATCGTTCTTTGCTGGTTCATCAGCCATGAATACTCCTTATGCTGTTGGGGCGACAGCCGCCGGTGCTCCCGTAGGTGGCATCTGAGGCTGCATAGCTGGATTAGGGGGTTGCGCCCCTGGTTCCTGCTGCCCGGATTGTACCAGATTGGGGTCAGTTTGACCAGATACGCCAGGTTGCACAGGAGGGGTCAAGCTCTCTTGTAGTAACAGACTCTGCATCATGGCATGCTGTACAGCAACGGCAAACATGGTAATACGCTGCGCAGCTTTGGGATCTTCCCCCATAAGCTTCTGGAAGCGGTTGGAAGCCATGAATCTATTAAAGTAATCGAAGTAGGCCTGATCGTAGTTATCACGCTCCTCTGGCGTCTTGTTCATGATTAGAAGCTTAATATCAGACTCAGCGTCTGCATTGATGTCGTCGGTCTTAATCGAAGCTAGGTAGCCTTGCGGATCTATCATGCTGTTCATGTAGCGTTCGGCGCGTACGTCAGGGTTAGGCAAGCCCAGATCTTCCATAAGCGACTTGTAGTCAATGGCGTTGCCAGCCTTCCAAAGATCCATAGCAGTCTGGCGAACGCTTGCCTTGTCCAAAGGCAATGTGCTATCTATCTGTGTGCTCACCTTAACGTCAGTGTCGATCTTATCCCCGTTAATCAAGATAAATTCGTACTTGCCATCACCGCCCTTAGTCTGGAACCAATAGTCATCGGTGTAGTTCACGCGCCATAGTTGCAATTTAATCTCGTAGTAGTTGGACATAGCTACGGCTACAGCACGTACTAGGTCGTCTTGCAATGCTCCAGCTTGCTGTTTAAGGAGTAAATCTCGCCCAAGTGTGTCATTGCTTTTAGGATCGGAGCCTTTGAACTGAGCTGGTGTACCCATCAGGCCATCAATCTCGTTACGGTAGTCAAATACGGTGTTCTCTACCCACTGACCAAGCTGATTAGGCGCAACATTCATGAGCGCGCCGGTGACATCCTCGCGATCAACACCGCCAAGCGTACGAGCACCCTTGTTAATGAGCCCGCGTGCATCCTCCTGGCTAAAGGCCTTCTTGGAATATACCCAACGACCGTTTACGTAATCGGCATTCTCACCGATTTGTCGCAGGCGCTTGTTGAGCATACGCTGCAAGGGTAGCGCTTGTTCAATCAAGCAGGTCTCGTCAATCGCTGAGTGGCCAGTGTTAATATGGTTAAAGATAACGAAGGGCTTAGGTGGCATCTGCGTAACATTCGCCTCCATTTCCTTCTTGCGGTTCTTCATGTACACCCAGTTCGGGTTTTGCATTTTTTCGAGGATCAAGTGCTTTTCATGGATGAACCAGCAAACACCCTCCTTGGGCTTTAGATCGCTATCCATGTAGGTGAACCAGCACTCAAAATACGTCACCATCTTGGAAACTTGGCTGTAGACACCACGGCGCACAGAGAAAGCATCCTTGATCTCAGCCTCTTTATTTGGGAAACGGGCACATAGCTCAGCAACAGAACAACGGAGGCGGTGGTAAATCTTGGCAGGATTCTGCATATAGCCTGAATAGCGGCAAAGGATAATGTCTTCGGGGTTACAGACCTCGCTAATAACCTTGCCATAGGCACCGACGTTGGGGTCGTATCGAAGCTTAATATAGGCACGCTTACGGCTAATGAGGTTCAGTACAGCGGCACGCACTTGCAGATCTACATGGTCATCGGCTGAGTCCTGGTATAAAGCAGCACCAGTATCACGCGCGCCCTTTAGGTAAATCTCATCACCCCGGCTAGGTGTAATATCCGGTTTAGCCAACTGTCCAGTTGCATAGCTTAAGATAGCGCGAGCTGAACTAAACAAACGGTTATCCTGGTAGCGCGTTTCGTTAGCCAAGTATTCCTTGTCACCAATCTGATCACCCAACAGAAAAGCAGTATTTACAACATCTGTCTCTTGTAAGTTCCAGGGTTTCTGGTTCCAATGGTCACGGTCCGCTTCCAGTGAGGTAACGAGCATCTTGTCCAAGTCGGCATCGGACATGGTGAGGTTTAGCTCTTCAAAGTCGGTCGCATCAGTATGTAATTCGGTAAAAGATTCTTCTAAAACGTTTTGTGTTTGGCTATATGGATTGGTGGGATTCATGAAATCCGTATCTGTTGCTTAGGTTTTAAAACAATAAAAAGCCCTCGAAGGACTTTCCTTAGTTAGAGTATAACACTACTGAACGTGGAAAAAGTATGTGTAGGGGCAAGCTAAGCCGTTTGGCTGCGTCCCTTTGCAGTGCCGCCCTATACCGCTGTTATTCAGATTCTGGGGATCATAGAAATCATCAACACCCGTAACGTCAAGGTTCTGAATATCTACGATATTAGCCTTGCAATCACTGTTCACACAGCTAAATGTCCAATACTTTGGCCTATCGCTGCGCATAAGGGTTACCAGACAACGGTAGCGTCTGTCGGGAACTGTTACGACACGAGCCCTGAATGTAACCTCTAGGCTATTCATTCATATTGTCCATAGTTTCTTGAATTATATCACCAAGATCAACTCTCAGCTTATCGCCCTCTGTTACTATGTTTGTGACCTGTGTGCTAGGCTCTTGTGTGGGCTCAAGCAGTGCGCCGCCACCGCCAAGTAGTTGCGTGAGTCCAATCCGGGCATACACTTCGGCGAATGGGTAATCAGACTGCTTGCCTTCCTTTTTCATCCAGATACTGCGCACCCGCCCATCTTCTTTCTCTTCGGTCGTACGATAAATGTTATTCCAATGCGAGATAATATCTTCCAAAGCGTAGGCGTGCTCCCGATAGAGCATACGCGCATTCACAATCTCATTAGCTCGGATGTCCAGTATTCGAGTGCGATCCGCGTACACAACCTGCTCCTTTTCCTTCCACTGAATTGCCGACAAACTATCCAATATCTTGAAATAGCACAGATACCAGTCGTTATACTTGTTGGCCATTTGCTTAGGCATAGCTGAATAGGGGTTAGGGTCACAAACCACTATGGCGTTGTACATAAGCTTAAGGTGCTCGATCTTTTCCCAAGAATCGACATAACCATGGTCAAACACGCCTTGCGGCGTCATACAAACGTAGTATTGGCCACCGGCATCCTGCTCGACACCCATTGCTACCTGCGTACGCATGATGTTGCTTGGAGCGCAAGCACGTAAGATGGCAGCCCTGTCCACCACCATGTCGGTAGGGGTGTACGCTTTGCCCAGTACAAAGTTATGAAAGAACTCTAGGTTGCTCTCCTCATATTGCTCAATGATACGCCGAGCTGTAACCCACGGGGCCATCATCTGGGAGAACCAATAGCCATGACGCTCACGCTCGGGATATTTGGCAAACCATTCACCATTGCGGCGATCATCATCTGTTATTTCCTCGCCACAATCACCACAGGCATATATCTTACGTACCTGATCAACGTAATGCGATGACACCGTATCTTCGCCCCATTCGTAAGTCTCCTTAGTCCAGTCCATGTAGGACACATAGCCACACGATGCGCAGGTAACCATCCAGTGCAGTTGGTTGCTATCGTTATAGAGGGCATCCACTCCAAACCCTATCTGACTCGGGTTAGAGAAACGCCAGCGCTTAGGATGTTTTGAAGCCTGCAGACGACTATCGAAGGTGTTAACAACGGTCATATCTGGCATGCGGTCGTATTCATCGATGACTAATATGTCACCTGAGATGTTAATAGCTTGCCGGTCATTGAAACCCCCACGGAAATACAAGAAGCGGTCCCCAACCTTCTTAAGCGATTTGGAGTCATCACTCACAATGCTGTGTATTGGAGGGTTAGAACTGATTAGGGGGTTCACCTTGGGCACCACAAAGCCGTCCACCACGTCTTTAGTGGGCAACACGTAGATGATATTGTCTTTCATGAACTTAGCCCGGTGCAGGCTCTTTATGATGGCCGCAACACTAAAACCTACCTGAGCTGACTTCTTGCTTACAATATCGTCTGCATCATCAGCATAAAAGTCGATCATAAAGCGGTGATCAGTGAACTCTATAGGCTCCTGATTTTCGTTCACCATCTTATAGAGCGTGATCCACGCTAAGGGAGTGGAGGCTATCAAGGTTTGGAGTTCTTGGGGGGACATTTAATGTCTTAAGCTGGTATGAGCTTTAAACTGGTTCAAAGAT